TAGAGAAAAGCACAAGGCGTAGCTTGTGCCGTGGTGCTGAGGAATCGGCGCCATGACAGAGACTACGGTGTTACGTGCGAGGCAGGACAATCCCTCCGTCTGCCCTGCGGGCAGCCACCTCCCTTTACACAAGGGAGGCTTTAGGGGTTGCAATGACACCTGACGGAGCGACATTGTTGATAGGGGAGGATAGAAAGATGGGGATGGCAGTGCGGGTGCGGCAACGGACATTTTCCGGAGCGGTTTGCGAGTATAAAATATGGTCTTGGGTGCCAAGAGGGCGGGCTGTTTCGGAAGCAAAACCGCCAAAGCCCCGGTTTCAGAACAAGGAGGAGCGGAAACAGCACAGCCTGCTGATCTCCAAGCGGAAGTTCATCCGGCTGGTCAACACAAATTTTTCTCCACGTTCTCTGTACAGCACGTTAACCTTTGATAACAAATCAGAGGTACATACATTTGAAGATGCCCGGCAGATCCGTGAGAATTTCATCCGGCGGCTTCTATATAAGTACCCTGATGCAGTTATTGTTTTAGTAATGGGCAGAGGCGAGCACACAAGCCGCATACATTTCCACATGATCTCCGATGGTATTCCGGAGGAATATATCCGTAAACAGTGGAAGTATGGAAAGGTTGTTGAAATTGAGCCTATGCGGGACCACAACTGGTATGACGGTGTAGACCACGGACAGGATTACACGGGCTTGGCCACCTATCTGTTTGAGCACTGGACGGAGGAACAGGGTGGCCATCGGTGGCGGCAGACAAAGACGGTTCGGCAGCCGGAAGCGGAAAAGCCGGAGGAGATCAAGCGGGAGTATTCGGAGCAGAAGCCCCCAAAGCCGCCTAAGGGATACATGCTGGTGGATAGCAAAAGCAATCAGTATGGGTATTTATATTTTAAATATGTAAAAGTGCCGCCGGCAGCGGTGCGAGGGAAGAAAAAAGGACCGCGGGAAGGCGGTTTTGAAAAACTCGAAAATGTGTAAAGTTTTAGAACGAAAAGGAGGTTAGGAAGGATGAGTAGTCCAAGATACGGATGGTGGAGTTATGCCAAGGCGATGATAAGAGCATATCCACAGCTTCGTAGAGAGTATGAGCAGTTACATAGTCAGAAGGTGACGGCCAGTATTTCCGGTATGCCCGGTGGCGGGAGTGCATCCAGAACAACAGAGGATGTGGCATTGCGGAGATTGCCTGGGATAAAACAGAGAGAGCATGATGCCGTGGCAGCAGCAATTGAGAGAATGAAGGGGAAATCCTACGGTAAAGATGTCCTGAAGCTCATTGATCTGGTGTTTTGGAAGCAAAGGTGCAATGTGACAGGCGCTGCAATGCATATCAACTGCTCAAAAACAACAGCATTTCGGTATCACCGTGAGTTTATTCTTTTAGTGGGAAAGTGCTTTTTTGAAATGATGGAAAACTAAAGCCATTTTTCTGTGTTATCTTGATAGTGTCAAAAAAAGACCTGAAGCGGAAAAACATCCGTTTCGGGTATTCTGCATACCAAGCGCCTGCGTCATTCGTTTTTCTTGCATATTGGACGATTGACGTGAAATAGTCCACTCCAGACGGCGGGGCGTTGGCATCGCCTAAGGTGCGAATACTTCGGCAAATGCGGACGCGGGGGGGCGTGTACGCGCAGGTACAATTAACGGGGAGCGAAGGGAGCGCCGCCAGTGGCGGGAGGAGCGACCTGAGCGAGTGGCCGCGGTAGGCGAGGGACGAAGGCGCACCGACGCCGAGGACATTTGCCTGGTACCGCAACATGGGAGCAAAGGAAAACACAAAAAGGAGGTGCGCGCTTGGGAAGGAAGCGGGGACAGCCAAAAGCCTATACACCCCGAACACTGAAAAAAGCGGTGGACCGGTACTTTGCCAGCATCAGCCGGACGGTACCGGTGAAAGAGCCGATACCAACAGGCGCGCTGGATAAGTACGGACATCCTGTTTTTAAGTACGTGCAGGTGGAAAACAGTTTGGGTGAACCGGTGTTTACAACGGAATATCTGATTAAGCCAAGCCGTGCAGGTTTGGCTCGCTTTTTAGGCATACACAGAAGCACCTGGGACAATTATCGAGACCAACCGGAGGTATACCCTGAGTTTCAGGAGATCGTGGAGGATGCGGAGGACCGGATCTTTGCGTGGACACATGAGCAGCTGCTTACCCGCAGCGGCAAGGATGTGAAGGGCATTGTGGTAGAGCTGGAGCATAGCTGGGGCTACAAGCAGGACCGGCGGGAAGATGCTCCCTCCGGTACAAGATTGGAGGATTTGCTGTGAGCTACACGGCAGATGCGCTCATTGCTGCGCGAAGGGAGAAATGGGAGAAAACCTCCAGCATAGAGACAGATAAGAAACTGCGGGATGCCATTGCCAAGGAAATTGTTTCCGACGGCACTTTGTTTGCTGAAATCAAGAAAAATCCGGAAAAGCTTGTGGAGCTTGTGTTTGTGGTTGTGGATAAAAACCAAAAGACCATGCCCTTCTTCTTCAACGAAGTGCAAAAGGACTTCCTGGACAGGCTCAACAAGGCGATCGAGGACTTTGAAAAGGGACTGATACCGGAAATTTCTATGCTGGTGCTGAAAGGACGGCAGCAGGGGTTTACCACACTGATCACCGCCTATCAGCTGGCCTGCAGTATCCTGAATCGAAATTTCCAAGGCTACACCTTGGCTGACGTCAGCGTTAACGCAGAGGCGATTTTCCAGAACAAGGCAAAATTCCCTTATTCTCAGCTGCCGGAAGTGCTGAAGCCCACGGAAAAGTTCAATAATCGCAAACAGTTGTTATTTTCCAAAATCAACAGCAGCTGGGCGGTGGACACGGCGTCCAAGGACGTGGGCCGTTCCCGAACGGTGAACTTTCTCCACGGTTCAGAATGCGCTTTCTGGAGAGACGGAATCGCCAAGGTACAGGCGGCCATCGGTGAAGCCTTGACCCGCAACTGCATCAAGATATTCGAGAGTACTGCCGATGGTTTTAACGATTATGAGACGATGTGGTCCAGCGGTGCCCACATCAACTGCTTTTATGAGTGGTGGCGGACACCGGAATACCGCATACCGATCATCAACAGGAAGGACAAAGAGGATTTTTTACAGAAAATCGACACTCGCAAGGAATGGATATGGGAACGGCTGCGCTGGCTGAAGGACTACATAGGTCTTTCGACAGAGCAGCTGTTTTGGTACTACAACAAGTATGACAAGTACATTGATAAGGACCTGATCCGGCAGGAATATCCCTGCTCGGCAAGAGAGGCGTTCCTGTTATCGGGTAAAAATGTGTTTGACCCGGAGATCCTGATGCAACGGCTTGCGCAAGTGCCGAAGCCTGTTAAGACGGGGTATTTTACATACGACTACGACGGGCTGGCAATTCGGAATATTCAGTGGGTGAATGACCGGAACGGATATATCCAAATATATGCCGTACCGGATACGCCGCAGATCACCAAGTACTGCATCGGCGGCGATACTGCCGGAGAAGGGTCGGACTTTTTTACAGGACACGTGCTGGATGCAAAGACCGGAAACCAAGTAGCACATTTGAAGCACAAATTTGACTCGGATCAATACGCCAAGCAGATGTACTGCTTAGGTATGTATTACAAGCAGGCCCTGATCGGTATTGAGGCAAATTTTGACAGCTATCCCATTATGGAGCTGCAGCGGTTGGGATACCCCAACCAATATGTACGGATGGTGCAGGATACATACACGGGCAAGACGGAAAAACGGTTTGGCTTTAAGACCACAAAGCTGACAAGGCCTACGATCATATCACGGTTGGTCACCGTCGTGCGGGACCATCCGGACAGCATCAACGATCAGGAGACGATTGAAGAATTGCTGACCATCACTCGCAACGAGAAGGGGCGGATCGAAGCGCCGGAAGGCGGCCACGACGATGATATGATGGGTCTTGCCATTGCCCACGAGGTGCGGGAGCAGGTGGTATTCGATAATGAGCCGATTTATATGAACAGTCAGTACCAGTTCTCTTTTGAGAAACATAACGAGCACTACGATTATGGCGATAAGATTACGGTTGTATAAGGGGTGAGAATATGAGCAATCACGAGGAAAAACTGTTAAAGCTGTGGAAGGCGCGGCAAGAGGCAGAAGGCAAAGACGTATCCAACGTTAAGACACTGAAGGAAGCAGAGGCTTTCTACAAGAAAAAACCGACAAAGGCGGCTGCAACCAAGAAGCCGGATAAGGGGGCAAAATAATGGAATTGTGTTTAGCGGTGCTCGCGGTGAGCCTGAGCAACATCTTGTGCTTTCTGATAGGGGTAAAGACCGGGACGAATACCGGAGCGAAAGAACCTTTCAAGCTGCCCAATCCTGTGGAGAAAGTAAAAGAACACAAAGAGAGTAAAGCGCTGAGCCGGGAGCAGAAGCAGAGGCAAGAAGCGTTAAAGACGATGCTGCACAACATTGATGTGTATGACGGCACAGATATGGGACAGCAAGAAGTTCGGCTGTAAGGGGTGATGGAGTTGGAACTGGAAGAGATCCGGCAAACAGATATATGGACGCTGTATGACCGGTGCGTAAGCTATTGCAGAATGATGGGTTTGTTCAGCGATACGGACTTAAACTATCGTATGTACAACGGCGATCAGTGGTACGGCCTGAAGGTGCAGGGCATTGAGAAGGTGCAATACAACTTCATCAAGCCGACTGTGAAATATAAGACCGGCATTATTATGACAAACCTGTATGCAATCCAATACTCGTCTGAAAACTTTGAGAACCAGGCATTCCGGAAAACGGCCGAAAAGGTATGTAAGCTCCTTAACAAAAAGGCCGCAAGAATTTGGGAACACGACTATATGGACTTAAAACTCAGGCTTGCGGTCAAGGATGCAGCGATCAATGACGAAGGCATTATCTATGCGACGGTTGATCCGGAAACGGGATTGCCAATAAACGAGATCCTGGACAAGACGGATGTTTATTACGGGAATGAAAATGATTCTGATATTCAGAGTCAGCCGTACATCCTGATCAAGCAAAGAAAGCCTGTTTCGGAAGTGCAGCAGATGGCAGAAGCGAAAGGCGTAAGCCCTGAGCTGATTGTCCATATCCTTGGAGACAACGAAAACATTGAGGAAGCCGGTGAAACAGCAAAGTATGAAAAAGACCCCATGTGTACAGTGATTACAAAGCTGTACAAGTACAAGGGAACCGTACATTTTGCGCAGGCTACCCGATATGTGGAGATCAAAAAGGACACGGACACCGGCTTATCCTACTACCCTGTGGCGCATTTGCTGTGGGAAGAGAAAAAGGGCTCGGCCCGCGGCGAAGGTGAAGTTCGGCAGCTGATCCCGAATCAGCTGGAAACAAACAAAACCGCTATGCGCAGGGCCCTGACGGTCAAGAACACTGCCTATACGCAAAAGGTAGTAAATATTGACAGGATCCTTAACCCCTCGGCACTGGATGAGGTCGGCGGCATCATAAAGGTCAAAGGCGGCCAAACTGTTGACGATGTGGCGAAAGTCTTTACCCATGTCCACCCGGCGCAGATGTCCCCGGATGCGGAGAAGCTGTTAAATGAGCTTATCAACAGCACGCGGGAGCTTGCCGGTGCGGGTGAGGTCGCAACGGGTCAAATCAATCCCGAAAGCGCATCCGGCAGGGCAATCCTTGCGGTACAGAAGGCATTGGAGCAGCCTTTAACCGAGCACCTGACCTATGCCAAAGGCTTTATAGAGGACTTGGCAAGAATATGGCTGGATATTATCACTGTGTACAATGACAGTATACAGCTGGAAGAAGAGGTTACAGACCCGGCAACAAATGAAAAAGCAACCGTTCTTGTAGAGATTCCGCAAGCGACTCTGAAAGCTTTACAGCCGGTGGTGAAGGTTGATATTACCCCGAAGGGCGCATTTGACAAGTATGCACAGGAACAGAGCATGGAAAATCTTTTGGTGGCGGGGTTGTTCAACTCCCAGCGGATGCCGGAGCTGAAGCTGTATGTAAAGACCTTGGATGATGATTCTGTAATGCCGAAACAGAGACTTCTTGATGTGATAGAGGAATGGGAGAAAGAGCAGCAGAAGATCGCCAAAATCCAGGCGAAAGCACAAATGATGCAGCAGAGGGCGCTGCAATTCCTTATGCAGGATCCAGATGGACAAGCCGATCAGATTGCCGGTGCCCGGAGGCAAATACTTATGCAGAAGAAAGCAGAAATGGGCAAGGGAATTGCAGAAGCAGAGGCAGCACTTGATGAAGAAAGAGCACCCGCTTAGGGTGTTTTTTATTGCCCAGACAGGGATGGCATAAAAAGCACATGGAAATATGGTGAAACAAACACCGAAACAAAAAATGGGAAGGAAATTCGTATGGAAATGGAAAACAACGAAAACCTTGTAACGGAAGTTACTGAAAATGTGGCGCAGCCCACAGAAGAAGCTGCAGCAGAGCAGCCCAAGATGTTTTCGCAAGATGATGTAAATGACATTGTGGGCAAAAGTAAGGCCCGGACCAGAGCCAAGGTCGAAAGAGAGTACGACCAGAAATACGGCGCACTCGTCGATTTGGTGAAGGCGGGCACAGGTGCGCAGAGCATTGAAGAGGCCACTGAAAGGCTGACACAGTATTACCAGAGCAAAGGCATGAAAATGCCGGATAAGCCGCAGCTATCTGCCAGAGAGAACGAGGTGCTTGCCCGGGCAGAGGCTGACGAGATTATCCGATCCGGCTTTGAGGAAGTGGTTGACGAGGTTGACCGCTTGGCCAAGGTTGGCGTTGCCAACATGACCCCAAGGGAAAAACTGGTATTTAAGGCGTTGGCTGAACATCGGCAAAGTGCTGAGAGAACTCGGGAACTGTCCAGTATCGGCGTTCCGGAATCCGTGTACAACAGTCCGGAGTTCAAGGCATTTGCCGGGCAATTCAAAGAAACTGCATCGATGGCAGATGTTTATAAGCTGTACGAAAAGGCGACGAAAACATCTAATGTGGAAGCCATTGGCTCTATGAAAAACGGAAGCCATGGCGAGGAGAAAACGTATTACTCACCGGAAGACGTGGACAAGCTGAAGCCGGAAGACCTGGACAATCCCGTAATCTTCCAGAGAGTACGTGAATCCATGAAGAAATGGTAAAAACAAACAATGAAAGGAATGATTGACTATGGCTGGTAACTTTAAGCCTATGTTCTGGAGTAAATACTGCCAGACTGAACTGAAGAAGGATCTGATCCTTGCAAACTGGTGCGACTACCAGTTTGAGGGCGAGATGAAGCTTGGCGCCCGCCTGAAGATCGTCGGTGCGGTTCGCCCCACGATCCAGAAGTATGAACCCGGTAAGGATTTGAAGATCGAGAACCTGGGTGACAACTCCCAGTATCTGGACATCACCGAATCCGACGCTTTCGCTTTCGAGGTAGATGATGTGGATAAGGCACAGTCTCAGGCCGGCTATTTGGAAACCCAGTTTGACGAAGCAAAAACCGCACTGGCTGAATCCGCCGATGCCTTTGTAGGCTCCAAGGCAAAGGATGCCAATGCGGACATGATGAGTGCATCCACCGACATCAGCACCCTTACATCTTTCCTCACCCCCATCAACGAGGCACATATCAAGCTGTACGGCAACAACGTTTCTCAGAAGACCGAGCTTGCCGCAGATCTGAACCCCGAGCATATCGTGGGCCTGCGCACCGAGCTGGCCGAGCTGTTCACCGAGAACGTGGAGTTCATCAAGCGTGGCGCCTTGGGCAAGTATGCAAACACCTACCTGCGTATGTCCAACAACCTGTACAACGACGGCACGGACGACTACGAGATGATCCGCACCAAGAAGGCGATTGCCTTTGCCGGTCAGATCGACAAGGTCGAAACTGCCCGCAAGGAGAAAGGCTTTGCTGACATCATCAAGGGTCTGCACGTGTACGGTGCAAAGGTGGTACGGCCCAAGGAGCTGTACGTTATCAAGGCCCACTAATCAGAAAGGAGAATTGCTATGGCTATCAAGGAAATGACCCCCGCAAAGGGCGAACTGAACAAGATTACGCCGGTTGTGTTTGAGGCTGCCACCGCTGCAAACGATGGTTTCCGGTTTGCGCTGCCCCGTGCGTCTGATGAGTATGTGATCGTACTGGTTCACAATACGGCGGATGCTGCCCACACGTTCACGGTTAAGAAGCCTACCAAGGGTTCTTATTTTGCCTCCGCAAGCGACGAGGTATATGAGCTGAAGGCCGGCGAGCTGGCTGTGTTCCGCTTTGAAAGCGCAAAGTGGGCCAACAATAACGGCACGATCCTGTGTGTACCTGCCAATGTGGCGGTAAAGGCAGCGGTGCTGTACTAAAAATGAGGGGCGGTACACCGCCCCTTTTATCGTACTGTGAGTATAGTCCGTGCAACTCGGGCAAGTGCGAAAAAGGAGGTAACTATGAAACAGTTGGAAAGTTTGGAAAAGTATGTGGTGCTACCCAATGTGGGATTCTATGGCGGTTTTCGATATGACGGCGAGGACATTGCGCTGTGTGAGGATCACGACACAGACGAAGGGTACGATTTCCGGGTAACACAGAAGATTGAAGACGACGTGCTTATTACCGACATCGAAAGGTCTTACCTGCGAAAGAACGGTAAGAAGGTGGCGGAAAAATCCCACCAGGAGGTGGAGATCGAAAAGGGACAGCTTCTTGTATACGTACAGGGTGTGGGATTTACAATTCCGGAATACAGAATGTGCTTAGTGGATGAAGCCATTGAGCAGTATAAATTGCTGAAATGATATGCCCCAATTAAGGGGGATCTATGCCGGATAGGCGAATAAAAAGGGGAGCGGATCGCTCCCCTGTATTTTGATAATGTGAGGTGATCAAAATGTTTAAGTTCGACGGAAATACGATCTCTGCGACCAGAGGGGATGTTGTCTTTTTCTCCGTTTCGGCAGAGGAAGATGGCGAGCCCTATGTGTTTCAGAAGGGGGATTTGGTACGAATTAAAATATTTGAGAAAAAGCGCTGTGAGAATGTAGTTTTGCAGCGGGATTTCCCGGTGCTGGAGGATGCGGAACAGGTGGAAATATTCCTGTCCGGGGAGGATACAAGCCTGGGCGATGGAATCAACAAGCCAACGGATTACTGGTACGAGATTGAGTTAATTTCGGACGGTAACATTCAGACTATTATCGGCTACACGGAGGAAGGTCCGGCTGTATTCAGACTGTTTCCTGAAGGAATCACAGATTAAGGGAGGAGAATGCAGGCATGAGTTTAACAGGATCGATAAAAGGCAAGACCTTGCGCGGAAGCATTAACCGCTTGCATGAACTGAGAGGTTACAGCGCCTACGAGGTTGCTTTGCTGAATGGCTTTGAAGGAACGGAGGAAGAGTGGCTGGAGTCGCTGAAGGGCGAAAGCTATGTGCCGACAGATGAGGATTTGGAAAAGATCGCCGGCATGGTAGATGCTTCGCCTGCAGCTGAACTTGCTCAGTCAATCGGCATCAGCGAAACTGCGGCAATGAGCCAAAAGGCGGTAACAGAAGTGCTTCATGGCCTTAACAGCATAGGGTTTACAGCAGGATCCATAAACGGCAGCAGCGGAATGGAACTGTCCAATGCCACCCGCCGGCGCAGTGATTATATAAGTGTTTGCGGTGACGAGGTATGTTTGTTAAGTGACGCTGATTACCAAATTTTTGGACATTTCTATGCTGCAGACAACACATATCTTGGAAATACAGGTTGGCAAACATCGTTTGCACTTGCAGATTACATAAAAGAAAAAACTGCAATCACACAATTACGAATCGTCATTCGGCGCAATGATGACGGCGTAATCAATGCAGATGGTGTTGCAGATATTTGCTGGCTGCTTTATAACAAGGCTGACCACAAATATGCAAAAGCCGAAGCCATAGCAGAACTCACTGCACGTATTGCTGCACTGGAAGCCAATACCCCGGACATCTATGACGGTTCAGTAACGGTGGAGTAGGAGGTGTCGGTATGGCAGAAATTGGTTTTGTCCCGGATATACCGGAAAAGCCGAGTCCTATTTTCTTGGATGTTTCCTATGATGGCCTTGTTGTAGCTTCCATGGCTGAAACTGCGACAATCACCTTGCATTGCAATGGGAAGAGGATGAAAACCGATATAACCGTGTTCTGTTCTGGACTGCCCGGAACAATCACCTATCGTGGCACAATTACCCAGGTGGCTATCGGACAAATCGCAACTCTGCACTGTGCCAATAAGGTGATGGCCGATCATGTGGTGATTGCGGTTAGCTGATGTCCGAATTTGAAAAAGATATTGTAAGGAGAAATCTCTATGAAAAAAATCTATATCAACCCCGGTCATTCGGATCGCGATCCCGGTGCCGTGGGTTATGAAACGGAACGCAAGCTGAATGTGGCTGTTTCGCAGTATATGCGCGATTACCTGATGGAGTATTTTGAATGCGAGGTTCGTTCCAATCCCGGCAGTATGGACAGCCTGACGGCAATCTGCAACGATGCCAACAGCTGGGGTGCGGACTTGTTCGTGTCCGTCCATTTCAATGCCGGCGGCGGTGACGGCTATGAGGCGCTGGTCTATAACCAAAAACGCGTTGCCCTTGGCAAGGTTTTTGAAAAATACGTGCTGGCGGCAGGGCAGAACAGCCGTGGTGTGAAGCTGCGCCCGGATTTGGCGGTTCTGAAGAATACGGTGATGCCTGCCATTGCCAACGAGGGTGCCTTTGTGGACAATTCCAAGGATATTCAGGACTGGAATGAAGCGGCCGAGCTGAAAGCACTGGGCGTTGCCTATGCCAAGGCGGCAGCGGAGTTCTTGGGCCTTGCGGAAAAGGACCAGTCGAAAGAGTATTATGTAAACTATACAGTTTCCATGGGTCCTTTTCTCAGCAAGTTGACCGCAGATCACCTGTGCGCTTCCTTGCAGGCTGTGGGATATACCGATGCAGCCGTTACCGCGTGTGAGGGGTGATGGACAAATGAGCGAGGCAATTCTGGTGGCGCTGATCACCGGGGGCTTGTCCTTGGCCGGTGTGGTGGTCACCAATCTGGCATCTGCCCGAAAGACCGCAGCCAATATCCAGACCTTGCAGGCTGTGACCGATACCAAAATCGAGGAGTTGACCCGGGAGGTCCGGGAGCATAACGGCTTTGCCCGGCGGATGCCGGTGGTGGAGGAGCAGATCAAGGTCATCAATCACAGACTGTCCGATCTGGAAAAGGAGGTGTAGCGATTTATGAAAAATATTTGGCAAAATCTTGCGAACCTACTAAAGGTCAAGACCATTGTGACCTTTTTGGTGGTCGCCGTGTTTGCGGCCTTGGCGCTGAATGGGAGAATCCAGCCGGATAATGTTATGATCATCGTGTCGATGGTGGTGTCCTTCTACTTTGGCACCCAGCACGAAAAAGACGCAAAATAAAACGAACCGCCCGGGTGCAGCCAAAAGCTGCACCCGGGCGGTATTTTGCTTTTTTAGAAAAGGCTTGCAAATCGGGCGCCGCGGTATAAAACGCAATGGATGTAAAATAGGGTGCGGCGCACCGTCTTGGCTCTCCCTTTGGGAGAGCTGGCACGGCGTTAGCCGTGACTGAGAGGGTAAATAATGCCACCATAAATCTCCTGAGAAGAACCCACCTAAAATAACCGTGTCATTGCGAGGGCATTGATGCCCGTGGCAATCCCCCGGCATCATCCACCAAACTGCGTTGCAGTAACAGACCGATGCCCAGAAAAATCGGTGTGGCAACTCCCAAGAAATACCTTGCCATATTTTGGGAAAGATGGTATAATAAACTGAATTGTTATAACCTGCGGTATCTTGGTAAATGCAATTTCAAAAAGGAGAATTGGTATGAAAAAGATCATTACGTTTTTGAGCATGTTGACCTTACTGGTCATCTGCGTGGCATTACTGCCCCAGCAGGCAGATGCCGCAACAGAGGGGTACTATACTTACTCGGTTTCTGATGGTGCGGCAACCATAACAGGTTTTGATACATCTGTCAGTGGTGCCATCACCATTCCATCTACCTTGGGCGGCTATCCAGTGAAAGCCATTGGAGATGATGCGTTCTCTGACTGCACCGGCCTGACCAGCGTGACGATCCCTGACAGTGTGACCAGTATTGGCGAGGATGCGTTCTATAACTGCTTGCGCTTGACCAGTATCACGATCCCTGACAGCGTGACCAGCATTGGTGTTAGTGCATTCCGCGACTGCACCAGTTTGGCCAGTGTGACCATCGGTAACGGTGTGACCAGCATTGGCGTTTTTGCGTTCTATAACTGCACCGGTCTGACTGGTGTTTATATCACAGACGTAGCCGCATGGTGCAATATTTCTTTCTCTAATTCCTCTTCTAATCCGTTATACTATGCTAAAAATTTATATCTCAACGGTAAGTTGGTAACAGACCTTGTGATCCCCGACAGTGTGACCAACATTGGCGGTGGTGCGTTCTCTAACTGCACCGGGCTAACCAACATCACAATCCCTGACAGCGTGACCAACATTGGTAGTGATGCGTTCTCTAACTGCACCGGGCTAACCAACATCACGATCCCCAACAGCGTGACCAGCATTGGTGGTTCTGCGTTCTATAACTGCAATAGCTTGACCAGCATCACGATCCCCGACAGAGTGACCAGCATTGGCATGGCTGCGTTCTCTAACTGCACCAGCTTGAATAGCATCACGATTCCTGCCAGCGTGACCAGCATTGGTGGTTCTGCGTTCTATAACTGCAATAGCTTGACCAGCATCACGATCCCCGACAGCGTGATTAGCATTGGCAGTTCTGCGTTCTCAGGCTGCACCGGCCTGACCAGCATAACGGTTCCTGACAGCGTGACCAACATTGGTAGTGATGCGTTCCGTAACTGCACCCGTCTGACCAGTATCACGATCCCCGACAGCGTGACCAACATTGGCGGTGGTGCGTTCTATAACTGCAATAGCTTGACCAGCATCACGATCCCCGACAGCGTGATTAGCATTGGCAGTTCTGCGTTCGCTGGTTGTGCCAGTTTGAACAGCATAACGATTCCAGACAGTGTGACCAGCCTTGGCAGTTCTGCGTTCCATTCCTGCACCAATCTGACAACTGTGACGATTTCGGACAGCGTGACCAGCATTGGCAGTACTGCGTTCTATAACTGCACCGGTCTAACTAGCATCACGATTCCTGACAGCGTGACTAGCATTGGCCAAGGTGCGTTCAAGAGATGCACCGGTCTAACCAAGATTACCCTTCCACAGGGAATATGTCAGATCGGATCAGACGCATTCTATAACTGCACTGCTTTGAAAGAGGTTTTCTACAAAGGTATGCGGGAGGGTTGGGATGAGATCGTTATTAATAGTGGTAATGATGCGTTGCTCAATGCAAATATTACCTACAATTTTGTTGAACCCTGCAATCATAGCTACAGTCTGTGGACCGATGCCGGGAACGGAATGCACAGCAGAACCTGCTTGGTCTGCGATGATGTGCAGACCGAAGAACATAACTGGAACCGCGGTGTTGTGACGGCACCTTCTTGCAGCGTTGCCGGTTACACTACCTATACCTGTACAGTTTGCGGTGAAAGTTACCTTGGCGATAATGTTGTGGCGACTGGTCATACTTGGACCAATGCAACCTGCACCACGCCTATGACTTGCTCCGTCTGCGGAACAACTGCGGGTGAGCCATTGAACCACGCATACGATTATACCTGTTATGGTGTTAAGCATATTGCAACCTGTGGTTCTTGTGGCATCAGTGTTACCGAGGATCATTACTATGTAAACGGATGTTGCACTTGCGGTGAGGGTGACCCGGCTGTGTATACCTACACTGTTTCTGATGACAAGGCAACCATAACAGGTTGTGATACATCCGTCAGTGGTGCCATCACCATTCCATCTACCTTGGGCGGCTATCCCGTGACCAGCATTGGCGAAATTGCGTTCGTAGGTTGCAAAAGCCTAACCAGTGTGACCATTGGTAATGGCGTGACCAGCATTGGCAAGGAGGCGTTCGCTTACTGCACCGGCCTGACCAACGTGACAATCGGCAACGGCGTGACCAGCATTGGCGATTCTGCGTTCCGTAACTGTACCGGTTTGACCAGCGTAACGATTCCGGACAGCGTGACCAGCATTGGCGATTCTGCGTTCGAGGGCTGTGCCGGTCTGACCAGCGTAACCATCGGCAATGGTGTAACCAGCGTTGGTGAGTATGCGTTCTATAACTGCACCGGTCTGACCGGAGTTTATATCACTGACATTGCTGCATGGTGCAATATTTCTTTTTGTAATTACGGTTATTATAATCGCATATCAAATCCGTTATATTATGCTGAAAAATTATATCTCAATGGTGAGTTAATAACCGATCTTATGATCCCGGACGGCGTGACCAGTATTGGCGATTGGGCGTTCTCTGACTGCACCGGTCTGACCAGCGTGACGATCCCCGACAGCGTGACCAGCATTGGCAGTTCTGCGTTCTCGGGCTGTGACAATCTGACGGATGTTTATATTACCGATCCCAGTGTGTGGTGTAAGATCAGCTTTGGCGATAACTATGCAAGTCCTATGTATTATGGTAATAAGCTGCATATTATCGGACCTGATGGGAATGAGGTTAGCCAGGTGGTCCTGGATGATAGTGTGACGGTTATTCCCCCATATGCATTCCGTGGTTGCACCAGCCTGACTAGCATCACGATCCCGAATAGTGTGACCAGCATTGGCAATTCTGCGTTCTATAACTGTACCAGCCTAGCCAGCCTCGTGATTCCTGACAGCGTGACCAGCATTGGCCAATATGCATTCTACGCCTGTCCCGGCTTGACCAGCGTGACGATCCCCGACAGCGTGACCAGCATAGGCAGTTATACGTTCTACGGCTGTCCCGGCTTGACCAGTGTGACGATTCCTGACAGCGTGACCAGCATTGGCGATTATGCGTTCTATAACTGCACCAGCCTAGCCAGCATCACGATTCCTGACAGCGTGACCAGTCTTGGCTATCGCGCGTTGAGGTGTTGCACCGGCCTGACTAGTGTGACCATCGGTAACGGTGTGACCAGCATTGGCAATTCTGAGTTCTCCGGTTGCACCGGCCTGACCAACGTGAAAATCGGCAACGGCGTGACCAGCATTGGCAATTATGCGTTCTATGACTGCACTGCTCTGACCAGCGTGACCATCGGCAATGGTGTGATCAGCATTGGCGAAGATGCGTTCTCTAACTGCACCAGCCTAGCCAGCATCACGATTCCTGACAGCGTGACCAGCATTGGCAATTATGCGTTCTATTACTGCACAAGTCTGACCAGCGTGACGATTGGCGATAGCGTGACCAGCATTGGCAATGATGCGTTCCGTAACTGCACCCGTCTGGTCAGCATCACGATTCCTGACAGCGTGACCAGTCTTGGCTATCGCGCGTTCTATGACTGCACTGGTCTGTCCAGCGTGACCATCGGCAATGGTGTGACCAGCATTGGCAATGATGCGTTCTATAACTGCTACAGTTTGACCAGCGTGACGATTGGCAACAGCGTGACTAGCATTGGCGGTTATGCGTTCCGTAACTGCACCCGTCTGACCAGTATCACGATCCCCGACAGCGTGACCAGCATTGGCAATTCTGCGTTCTATTACTGCACCCGTCTGACCAGTATCACGATCCCCGACAGCGTGACCAGCATTGGCCGTTATGCGTTCTCTGACTGCACCGGACTAACCAGCATCACGATCCCCGACAGCGTGACGGTCATTGGCGATCGTGCGTTCTATTACTGCACCGGTCTGACCAGCGTGACCATCGGAAATGGTGTGACCGGCATTGGCGATTATACGTTCTATAACTGCACCGCCTTGACCAGCGTGACCATCGGTAATGGTGTGACCAGCATTGGCGATAATGCGTTCCATGACTGCATCGGCCTGACTAGCATTACGATCCCAGACAGCGTGACCAGCATTGGCGATTCTGCGTTCCGTAACTGCAGAAGCCTGACCAGCGTGACGATTGGCAACAGCGTGACCAGCATTGGCAAGGAGGCGTTCCATAACTGCATCGGCCTGACTAGCATTACAATCCCAGACAGCGTGACCAGCATTGGCGATTCTGTGTTTTATAACTGCATCGGTCTGCAAACGGTATATTTCACCGGCACTCAAGTGCAATGGGAAGCCATTATCATTGGATATGGCAATGGAGCATTGAAAAATGCTACCATTGTTTACAACTATATTCCGCAGTGCAATCACAACTATGTCAGCACTGTGACGGCACCCACCTGTACTGCAGCCGGTTACACCACCTATACCTGTACCAAATGCGGTGATACATACACTGAAGCCGGCAATGCAGCAACCGGTCACGGTGCGTACACCTACACCAACAACGGCGAAAACCACACCATCGCTTGCGGCAAGTGCGACTACACCGCAACCGAAGACCACACCTACGTTGACGGCACCTGCATCTGTGGCGCATCTGCCCATACGCATGCTTTTACTTTGGTTGAAGCTAAGGAACCCACCTATGGCCTTGTGGGTAATACCGCATACTATACCTGTACTTGCGGCAAATATTTCTCTGACGAAGCAGGCGAGGATGAAATCGCTGAGGGCAGTTGGGTAA